CGCTGCCTGACGATCCGAAGCTCGCCCAGGCTGAAGTCGGAAGGCGACGCCTGGAAGTTGAACAGAAGGACAAGTATGTTCGGCAGCTGCAGCCGTTAGGTATTCGGAACAAGGCAGCTGACCAGGACAATAAGATGCAAGGGACTATTACGTTGAGATGGGGCGACGAGTGACAGTCCTGGTACATAAAGGGTACAACCTGGTGCAGCTTCCAATGGTGGTGAGAGCTACACAGAAGCTCCAGGAGCAATGCTTGGCTGCCAGGCTAAGCTACCAGGCATGGCGCGGTGTTGAGGACGATACAGCGCGTTTAAGGAAGGAAGAACAGAACCAGGGATTGCTTGCTTTGAACGTAGGAATAAACGCTTTGTGTCAGGGATCGCGCGCACGAAGCGCAGGAAAAGGCCAGGATCGAGCGATGAACCTGGGTCAATGTCGCATAACGGATATTATGTTAAATGCGATCAGGCTATTTTTCGGTAATCCGGACCCCCAGGTACCCCAAAAACAGCCCGCCGCTGCTGTGTATGTAATATCCCTGTTCAGGAGTGTCTTACATCGTGACTGAGATCCGCATCCCGTACACACCAAGAGCGATGCAGGCTGACCTGCACAAGCAGCTTTCTGTGAAGCGCTGGGGCGTTGTTGTCTGTCATCGTCGTTTTGGCAAGACGGTGATGGCTATTAATCACCTGCTGCGCGATGCAATCCTTTCTGACAAGACCAACCCCAGGTATGCCTACATTGCGCCCACCTATCGCCAGGCAAAGAACGTGGCCTGGGATTACCTGAAGCAGTTTGCAGGTGCTATTCCGATGGTTCGTTTCCATGAGACTGAATTGCGGTGTGATCTGCCTAATGGCAGCCGCATACAGTTACTAGGTGCTGAGAACCCAGATAGCCTACGGGGAATTTATTTGGATGGTGCTGTCCTGGATGAGATGGCAGACATGCCAGAGAGTTTGTTCCCAGAGGTCATAAGACCGGCTCTATCGGATCGAAAGGGTTGGGCCTTGTTCATCGGTACACCGAAAGGACACAACGCCTTCTACGAGCTGTATGAGGCTGCGACGACTCAGGATGATTGGTACACCAAGGTGTATAAGGCGAGTGAGACTGGAATCCTGGATGACGAGGAACTGGGTGCAGCCAAGGCGATGATGTCGCCAGATCAGTTTGAGCAAGAGTTTGAGTGTTCCTGGGTTGCCAATGTGCCAGGTGCTGTTTATGGGAAGGAGCTGCAGGAGTGCCAGGAAAAGGGGCGCATATCTGATGTGCCGTATGATTCTGCAGCCCTGGTAGATACCTGGTGGGATTTGGGTGTTGGTGATAGTACGGCTATCTGGTTTACCCAAACCATTGGGCGGTCCATCCATGTGATTGATTTTTATGAGAACCGGAATGAAGGCTTGCCGCATTACAAAGAGGTGCTGCAGCAGAAAGGGTATTTGTACGGGACGCATAATGCTCCGCATGATATTGAGGTCCGGGAGTTGGGCAGCGGAAAGTCCAGGAGAGAGATCGCCTATGATCTGGGGATCAACTTCCGCGTTGTGCCGAAGTTACCGGTTGAGGATGGGATTCATGCAGCGCAGCTGCTGATTTCCCGTTGTTGGTTTGATCGGGCAAACTGCAAGGATGGTCTTGAGTGTTTGCGTCACTATCATCGGGCGTATAATCAGAAGACCAGAGCGTTCCGGGCGACACCGGTACACGATTGGAGTTCGCATGCTGCGGATGCCTGGCGTTACTTGGCTGTTGGTTTGCGAGAAGCCAGAGGATTTGAGAAGCCGCCGCAAGCGTTTGCGGAATCAAATTACAACCCACTAGGAGCATCGATGTATGGGTAAGGTTGTTGGGAATGTTGTTAGAGGAGTCGGCAAGGTAATTGGCGGGTTATTTGGAGGAGGTGAGGTTCCGCAGGCACCGGCACTGCCACCACCACCACCACCACCCCCTATTGCGCCAGAACAAGCAATCAAGGCGTCTACGTCTGACGAGCTGAAGAGAAAGCTCAATGACAGACGACGAGTGTCGAGAAAATCAACGATACAGACAGGCGCTAGAGGCGTAACAACAGAGGCCCCGATAGAGTATGCGACATTACTCGGCGGTAGTACGACCAAGAATCGGTAGCCAGGACAAGGCTAGGGAGCTGTTGTATGACCACCTGGTTGAGACCAATTATCCGTTTTTGGACGACCACGCTGAAATTTTGGAGTATGCGATTGTTTTCGTTTGTCTTTCGGAAGAGAGCATTGCGGGTTTTGTGTGGTTTTACATGTTGGAAGAAGACGATGAGACCTGGGTTGTTCACATCAGCGTACTTCCGGAATTTCAAAAAAGGTTCTTTTCTAGGGCGTTTATCAATACTTTGTTCCCAACCTGTTACGCTATGGGGTGTAACAAGGTTCTTGCTGAGGATGCGAGTAAGGAAATCCTGGAAAGAATCGGTGGAGAAGCGCAGCCTGAAGGTGGCGTTATTTTAAAATTGCCATTTATCTGGAGGTAGATATGGGTGGTGTAGTAAAAGCCGTTACAAAGACAGTTAAGAAGGCAACAGATACTGTTGAAGACGTAACGAAGCCGGTAACCAAAGCCGTTTCAAAAGTTACTAAACAAGCGACGAAGCCGGTAGCTAAGGTAGTTAAACAAGCGACGAAACCGGTAGCTAAGACTGTAAAGAAAGCAGTTAAGCCGGTGCAGAAGGCAGCCAAAACAATATCAAAGGTTGGCTCCAAGGTTGACGACGTAATTACTCAGCCTGTTATCAAGGCAGCGAAAGATGTTGGCTCAGCTGTTGATGATGCAATCACGCAGCCAGTCATTAGCGCAGTAAAACAAGTTGTTGCGCCGCAGCCAAAGGCTACTCCTGCAGCACCTGTTTCCGCAGAGCCTGCAAGTCCAACGGTTACACCAAAAGAGGCCGTTGCAGCTGAGGGTGAAGAGGCCCGTCGTCGTCGTCGCCGCGGAAGACGCGGCACCATGATGACCGGCTCTCGGGGCGTATTAGGGCAGGCGCCTGTTGGTAAGAAACAGCTTCTAGGAGGCTAAAATGGCTGATGTACTGGCAACCCAGTTATTAAAACGCCTGGGTTCATTAAAGAATGAGCGGCAGGTGTGGGAATCTCACTGGCAGGAAATTGCTGACTATGTGGTTCCGCGTAAAGCGGACGTTACAAAAAAGCGTTCTGCAGGGGATAAGCGCACTGAACTGGTGTTTGACGGTACAGCTATTCACGCTGCAGAGCTTTTATCTGCATCGCTGCATGGGATGCTGACAAACTCTAGCGTTCGGTGGTTTTCGCTGCGCTTCCGGGATAAAGAACTTGATGGCAACGACGAAGCCAAAGAATGGCTTGAGTCTGTTGAAGACACAATGTATCAGGCATTTAGCAGGTCCAACTTCCAGGAGCAGGTACACGAGTTGTATCACGACTTAATCTGTTTCGGCACCGGGGTTATGTTTATTGAGAAGGACCCTGAGTTTACGGTCCGGTTCCAGACCAGGCATTGTTCCGAAGTGTTCTTAACCGAAGATGCGAATGGGCGCGTTGATACTGTCTTTCGTGAGTTTAAGATGCCTGCCAGAGCAATCATTGAGCGCTTTGGCGACACCGTTGACAGCAAGATCATCAAGCGCGCTGAGACAAATCCTTATGAAATGATCACATTGGTACACGCAGTTTATCCGCGTTCTGAGCGTGATATGACGAAGGTAACCTCGGAAAACAAGCCATTTGCGTCCTGTTATGTTGATCCAGATAGCAAGACAGTGTTGTCTGAATCCGGTTTTGATGAGTTCCCGTATGTCGCTCCTCGCTTCTTGAAGGCGTCTTTCGAGATTGGATATGGCCGCAGCCCTGCAATGACTGCGCTGCCAGACATCAAAATGCTTAACAGAATGTCTGAAGTGACGATTCGCGCTGCGCAAAAGCAGATCGATCCGCCTTTAATGGTGCCAGATGATGGGTTTATGCTGCCGGTTCGCACTGTTCCTGGCGGACTAAACTTCTATCGTTCAGGCACCAGGGACCGGATTGAGCCATTGAACATCGGTGCAAACAATCCACTTGGATTGAATATGGAAGAGCAGCGCAGAAAAGCGATTCAATCTGCGTTTTATGTCGATCAACTGATACTTTCGCAGGGTCCTCAGATGACTGCGACGGAAGTCATGCAGCGCACCGAAGAGAAAATGCGCTTGCTTGGTCCAGTCTTAGGACGACTCCAGGCTGAATTGCTGCAGCCATTGATCAATCGTGTGTACAACTTGATGACCAGGGACCGGATATTTGCCCCCGCACCAGAGTTTATGCAGGACAGTGGCATTGAGATTGAATACGTTTCTCCATTGGCAAAAGCTCAGAAGTCTGGAGACATCCAATCAGCAATGCGTTTGTTTGAATTGATGGGACCACTTGCCCAAATTGATCAATCTGTTATTGATTACATCGACGCTGATGGTTTGGCGAAGTATCTGATGCAGACACTCTCTGTACCGGCTACTACCATCCGAGGCGAGGAGCAGGTTTCTGAGATCAGGCAGCAGCGCGCAGAACAAATGCAAGCTGAGGCTAGACAGCAGGAAGCCATGCAAACAGCAGAAGCAATGGGAGCAGCTGCGCCAATGATGAAGTTGATGCAGCAATAACTTATGAGCAAACAAATTGAAGAGTTACGGGAGGCATATGCCTTTCTCTTCGGTGAAACAGATGGTGATACCGTACTCCAGGACCTGGAAATGCGGTTTCACTGCAATTCACCAACCTTCTCTGCGGACCCGTATGAAACGGCTTTCCGCGAGGGACAGCGCAGCGTTGTGCTGTTTATTAAAAATATGATGGAAAAATTTAACTTACCAGATGAGGTAGACACTGATGAGTGAAGAACAGGTAGCTGAAGTCTCTGCTCCAGAAATGGAAGCAGCAGAGGTAGCTCAGTCTGTAGAAGATTGGCGCTCAAACATTCCGGAAGAGATCCGGGACCACAGATCACTTTCCCATATCAATGACATTGGCGCACTAGCAAAAAGCTATGTGCATGCGCAGTCAATGATTGGGGCGGACAAGGTAGCAATACCAGGTAAACATGCAACCCCAGACGACTGGAATGAGGTTTACAACAAACTTGGTCGCCCTGAAACACCAGATTATTATGATCTGCCTGAGCCACAAGGCTTCGAGGCTGATCCAGATATGACAAATTGGTACAAGCAGATGGCGCATGAGATCGGACTCAATCCGACTCAAGCAGCTCAGCTTTACCAGTCTTACAATGAATTTGTACAAAATATTGAATCAAGCCAGGGGATTGATACTGAAGCATACGTTGCCCAGGTTGAGGCAGACTTGCGTAAAGAATACGGCCAGGCTTTTGAAGATCGACTTGCCCAAGGCAACGGGGTTGTTCAGCAGTTTGGCAATCCAGAGCTTATGGAAATGGAGCTTTCCGATGGTACAAGGCTGGGCGACAACCCAGACTTTATTCGCTTGATGGGCGAGGTTGGAAACTTTATCCAGGAGCGCGTAGGCGAAGATACCCTGGAAGGAGTGCGATCAAGCGGAGGCATCACGCCTGACGCCGCAATGGACAAAGTTGCGGAGCTTCGCGCACCAAACACTCCATATTGGGATAGCCGACATCCTGAACACCACTATTATGTGGAGCAGGTTAATAAGTATATGGAAATGATCCATAGTTGATCTTTCCTATGCAGCGAGTAAACTTGCTGCAATAGCCAGGATAAGCGTAAGCCCCTGCCGGTTGCTGCCACCGCAACGCAGCAAAAACTATCGTCCCGCATGTGTGGGGTAGCGAAACAACTTTGTTTTAGCTGACTGAAGGAGAGACACAATGTCTACTCAAATTACAACTGCATTTGTGCAGCAGTTCAGCAGCAACGTTCAGCTGCTCTCACAGCAGCGTGGTTCTTTGCTGCGTAGTGCCGTTTCTGAGGAATCAGTAACTGGCGAAAAAGCGTTCTTTGACCAGGTAGGTTCGGTTGCAGCCGTTAAGCGTACTTCACGCCACGGTGACACCCCGCTCCTGGAAACTCCACACTCTCGCAGAATGGTCACAATGGACACTTACGAGTGGGCCGATTTGATCGATGACGCGGATAAAGTGCGTATGCTGATCGATCCAACATCGACTTATGCAATGGCTGCTGCCGCTGCAATGGGTCGTTCAATGGATGACGAGATCATTACAGCGGCGCTAGGTACTGCTAAGACTGGTAAGTCAG